TAACGAGCGTGGACGGCGAGTACCTAATCACAAAACTACGAGAGGAGGCTAAGCCTAAATGACAGTAAAAGAATATCTCCATCAGGCCTACCGCCTTGATCAGAGAATCAAGTCCGATACGATGGAAGCCCAGAACCTTCGTGAGATGGCGGGCAGCGTGTCGGCTATCCAATATGATAAAGACCGGGTGCAGACTTCAAGGAACACCGAGGCTCCCTTTGCCCGGACGCTTGAAAAGCTCTGGGACTTGGAACAAAGAATTGCACGGGAGCTTGAGATGCTTTCCGACCTGAAAAAGCAGATCCGGGAAGTGATCGAGGCAGTTCCGGACACCGACGAGCGCATGGTTTTGAAGTACCGTTACATCCACAACTATACATGGGAGCAGATCGGCACCGAGCTTTGTGCAGATGCCCGCACCATCCGGCGCTGGCACGGAAACGCACTGCTGCATGCATCTCTCCCTGAAAATCCTATCGAAATATGAAATGCGCCCGAAATGTCCATATTTGTCCTAAGATGCCCACCTGCCACTTATGATAGTATATAATCAGCGAAACAGAATAAAGAAACGGCTGCACGCGCAGCCACCAAGCCTTGTGGGATTATCCTGCAGGGCTTTTTCTTTGCCCGAAAGGAGGCGCGGCTTATGCCAAGGAAACCAAAACGACCGTGCCGCTTTCCCGGCTGCCCGAACCTGACCGACGGTGCTTACTGCGAGGAGCACGCCAAGGTGATGGAACAACACTACGAGAAGTTCCAGCGCGGCTACTCTCCCGGCAAACGCTACGGCAGAGCTTGGAAACGAATCCGTGACCGTTACGTCCACAAGCATCCCCTCTGCGAGCAGTGCTTAAAGGAAGGACGCTACGTCGCCGTGGAGGAAGTCCACCACATCATTCCTCTTGCAGAAGGCGGCAGCAATGATGAGTCGAATCTCATGAGCCTTTGTCGTTCGTGTCACGAGAAGATACACCGCGAGCGCGGCGACCGGTAGGGCGGTCAGAATCTCTACGAACCTTTTGCCCGGAAAACGGTGCGGCCTCTTTTACGCAAAAAAAGCGAAAACAAAGAGGGAATAAACCCTCTCAACGATAAGGAAGTGATTTTTATGGCTAAGGATGGTACCGCCAGAGGCGGTCAACGGTTCGGTCAAGGCCGACCAGCAAAAGGAATAAAGGAAAAGCTCGACGCAGGTAATCCCGGCGGCAGAGCCCTCAAGATAATGGATCTGCCGGAGCCGCCTGACATCGAAGGTGAGGATGCTCCTGACCCTCGTGATTATATGCTTGAAAAGCAACAGAACGGCATAGAGCTTTGTGCCGCCGACGTTTTCAAGGAGACATGGGAATGGCTCGCCTCGCTCAAATGCGAGAAGCTCGTCAACCGACAGCTGATAGACCAATACGCTATGAGCGTGGCCAGATGGATTCAGTGTGAACACGCGATTTCCCGCTACTCGATGCTTTCAAAGCACCCAACCAGCGGAAATCCGATAGCTTCCCCGTTCGTGACCATGTCCCAGAACTATATGAAGCAAACCAATCAGCTCTGGTATCAGATTTACCAGATCGTCAAGGAAAACTGCCTGACCGATTACAACGGCAACACACCACAGGATGATGTAATGGAGCGCCTGCTCCGTGCCAGAAGGGAGATGCGATAAATGAACACACAGAAATTGGAACAGGTACCTATCGAAAAGCTGGTACCCTACGCCAGAAATGCAAGAACGCATAGCAAGGAACAGATTGCGCAGCTCAGAGCTTCTCTTAGGGAGTTCGGCTTTGTGAGTCCTGCCGTCATTGACGCAGACTATAACATCCTCGTCGGACACGGACGCATTACCGCTGCCCGCGAGGAAGGCTATGAAACCGTGCCCTGTGTCTTTGCAGAAAACCTGACAGAAGCTCAGAAGCGTGCATATATCCTCGCGGACAACCAGCTGGCGCTCAATGCCGGATGGGATGAGGAAATGCTGTCGGTCGAATTATCCGACCTGCAGGATCAGTCCTTTGACCTCTCGCTCCTCGGCTTTGATGCCGGTGAGCTGGATAAGCTGCTCGGCACCGGAAATGAAAAGGATATCGCAGATGATGACTTCGACCTGACTGCTGCTTTGGAGAAGGCTTCCTTTGTGGAGCCCGGCGACATCTGGACAGTCGGCAAGCACCGCGTCATGTGCGGCGACGCCACCTCTCCGGAGGATGTGAAAAAGCTCATGGACGGCAAAAAGGCAAACCTCGTCCTGACCGATCCGCCCTATGGCGTATCCTTCAAAGCCTCGGATGGTCTCACAATCCAGAATGACAGCTTAAAGGGCGAGGAGTTTTATAAATTCCTGCTGGCGGCTTTTAAGAACATGGCCGACCACCTCGAAAAAGGCGGAGCCGCCTACTGCTTTCACGCGGATACCGAAGGTCTCACCTTTAGAAAAGCATTCATTGACGCGGGCTTCCACCTCGCCGGTGTGTGCATTTGGGTAAAGAACTCTCTCGTACTCGGTCGTTCTGATTATCAGTGGCAGCATGAGCCGGTGCTCTACGGATTTTTGCAGAACGGCAAGCACCCGTGGTATTCCGACCGCAAGCAGACAACCATCTGGAACTACGATAAGCCAAAACGCAACAAGGATCACCCGACCAGCAAGCCTCTGGATCTTCTGGGTTATCCTATCCAGAACTCCACGCAGGAGAACTCTCTGGTCATTGATACCTTCGGCGGTTCCGGTTCCACCCTTATGGCCTGCGAGCAGCTGAACCGTATCTGCTACATGATGGAACTTGATCCAAAATACGCCTCTGTCATCCTCCGGCGCTATGTGGAGGATACCGGAGATGAAGAGAATGTGTATGTAATAAGGAACGGCGAAAAGCTCCTCTATACCGCTCTGGCAAAGGAAGTCGAAACCAGTCCTACAGCGGGTGTATAGTACACAATTTCCACCCGGATTCTTTGGCGATTTTCTCCCCGCAAAATTAAGGGAAATCGCTTGATAAATAAGGCTTTCAGAGTGATGTATATACATGCCGAAAGGCACAGCAAACAACCACATTTTCAAAGGAGGACACACTCATGAAAGCAAACTACAACGTAACCGGAAACGACAGAAAAGCGCTGGTAAAGGCAATCTCAAACCTTACTGGCGACAAGGCGGTCTACAAGTTCATGCCGACCTGTGCATACGAGATCGGCGACATCACGGTCGACAAAGAAGGCGGCGTCACCTGCGAGGACGCAGATAAACTGGAGCGGATTATGCACAGCCTGATCGCGGACGGCTTCACCGCTGAAACGGCCGAGAATGTCGAAAGCACTGACGAGGAACCCACCACAGAGGATACGGACGAGGCCACCGGCCTTACGGTAAGCCTGCCGCTTGACAAGGTGGCGGTCGGAAACCTCACAAACCTCCTCACCGCCAAGGACAGCCTGATTAAGAAGGCGCTCGGCACCCGCGACCTTGGCATAGAGGTCACGGAGGACAAGGTCAGCTTCCCTTGGTTTACTGAGACGCCTGAGCCGGAAGCGATCAAGGCCTACACCCACTTCATCGCAGCCCTCTGCAAGATGAGCAAGGATCTAAAACGGATAAGCTCCACCGAAAAGCCGGTCGAGAATGAGAAATACGCATTCCGCTGCTTCCTCCTGCGGCTGGGCTTCATCGGAAACGAGTACAAGGCCGAGCGCAAGATTCTCCTTCAAAACCTCTCCGGCAACTCCAGCTGGAAGAACGGCGTTCCGGAGAAGGAGGTGGCAACATGCGAATGATCACAAAAGACGAGCTCACAGCGCTCCGTTCCCGGTATCCTTCGGGCACCCGCGTGGAGCTCCTGCAGATGGACGATGTGCAGGCTCTGCCTACCGGCACCAAGGGAACCGTTACGGGAGTCGACGATACCGGCAGCCTTATGGTTGACTGGGATAACGGCTCCGGCCTGAATGTCATCTACGGCGTCGACCGTGTAAAAAAGGTGGAGAACTAAAATGGATGAAAAGGTAAAGGAACAGATCCTCGCCATCCGGGATACCGGCCTTACAAATATGTTTGATGTAAACTCCGTGCAGCGACTGGCCTATGAGAGAGACTTCTACGAGCTGGTTTTATACCTTGCGGATCACCGGAAAGAATACGTGAACTTCATCCTCCACGGCGACGAGTAAACTACACAATTTGCCCGCCGGATATTCCCGCAGGATTGTCACATATATTTCGAGAATTGAGTTGCTATATAAGGCGTTCAGAGTGATATATGTACATACCAAAAGGAACACAGAACAAGGAGGAAACCACCATGAAGTACACAATTGAAGCCATTGAGAACGCAAAGCCCGGAATGAAATGGGACGAGATCGGATGCCACTGGCCGCTCGGACAGGCCTACCTTTACAGCAAGGAAGCCGGAAACGACCTGCCGAACTTCGCCGAGGTCATCTGGGACGACGACATCGAGACGATCCTCGCGGACTGCAGGAAGCTGGGAGTCAAGGAATTCACCATAAGCTCCACCTTTTCAAGCCTGATCGAGACCATCGCAAAGTTCGAGGAGCTCGGCTGCACGCTTGACGGAATCGTAAAGATCAAGGAACGCTACACCCACTTCGGAAGCGATGAGCACGCCCTCATCCCGGCTTTCAAGATGACGGTAAAGGAGGCGTAAGACCATGTGGAGCGAAGGAACCATCAGCATCCC